TTAGGTTTCTCAACAAGTGCTGATTATGGTTATGATCCTCAATTCTTCGAATACTATGGAAAAAGAAATCCTATTAATACTTGTTTCGCTGTAGAATCTTCTGATTGGAATTACAGAACTGCAGGTTTCCACATGGATAAAAATGCTAGCGGTATTACATTACCTGATGTATTCTCATCAAGTGGTGAACCAAGATTTATTTGTGGGTCAGGATCATTCAGTTCTGAACCAGACGTAGATACAAATCCATACTATAGATTAATTACAAGAAAATTCACACTATTAGTTCAAGGAGGATTTGACGGATGGGATATATACAGAGAATACAGATCCAATAGAGACGAATTCCAATTAGGAAGAAGAGGTTATTTAAGAGGAGCTTGTCCTACAACAAGATACCCTAACGCTACAGGATGGGGAGCATTCAAACAAATAACTGTCGGTCCTGGTACTGAAGAATATGCTAACACAGATTACTACGCATACCTTCTTGGAATCAACACTTTTGCTAACCCTGAAGCTGTTAATATAAATGTATTTGTTACTCCAGGTATCGATTACGTTAATAACAGTAATTTAGTTGAAGCTGCGGTATCTATGGTGGAAGAACAAAGAGCCGACTCTTTATATGTTGTTACAACACCTGATTATAATCTTCTACTTCCTACAACCACGGGGGTTGATGGGTTGATTTATCCTCAAGAGGCAGTTGATAATTTAGAACAATCAGGTCTTGATTCCAACTATACCGCAACTTACTATCCTTGGGTTCTTACAAGAGATACAGTAAATAATACACAAATCTATATACCACCAACTGCTGAAGTTACAAGAAACTTAGCTTTGACTGATAACATTGCATTCCCTTGGTTCGCAGCGGCTGGTTACACTCGTGGTATTGTTAACTCTATCAAAGCTCGTAAAAAGTTAACACAAGAAGATAGAGATGTTTTATATACAGGTCGTATAAACCCAATTGCAACTTTCTCAGATATAGGTACGGTAATTTGGGGTAATAAAACTTTACAGATAAGACAATCAGCACTTGATAGAATTAATGTACGAAGATTGTTACTTCAAGCTAGAAAGTTAATATCTGCGGTATCTGTAAGATTATTGTTCGACCAAAACGATGATAAGGTGAGACAAGATTTCTTAAATGCAGTGAACCCTATCTTGGACGGAATAAGAAGAGACAGAGGTTTATATGACTTCCGAGTAACTGTTTCATCAGATCCTGAAGATTTAGATAGAAATCAAATGACAGGTAAAATTTATATCAAACCTACTCGTTCACTCGAGTTTATTGATATAACATTCTATATCACACCAACAGGAGCATCTTTCGAAGATGTGTGATAAATTAAAAATAATAAAAAGGGGGGGAACATTGTTCTCCCTTTTTTTTTAAATTAAAGTATTTATTAGTATGAATATTTCGAAAATTATAAGAGAAAGAAGTGAAAGTTTTGAAGCCCCATCTGTTTATTATGCTTTGGATTGGGATGATAATATTATGAGAATGCCAACAAAAATATTTTTATTGGATGATAAAGGTAGACAAGTTGGTATGTCTACAGATGATTTTGCTATCTATAGAGATAAGGTAGGTAAAATCCCATTCGACTATGAAGGACATAAAATTGTTGGTTTTTCAGATAATGCTTTAGTTGATTTTGGAACTAAAGGAGATGAAAAGTTTCTTAGAGATATTGAAGAGGCTCCGTTAGTTAGAGTTGGGTGGGAAAGGTTAATAAACTCAATTAACAACGGTGTAATTTTTGCAATTATAACGGCAAGGGGTCATTCACCAAACACCTTAAAAAAAGCTATCAGTAAACTAATTAATATGGAGAGAAGTGGAATTAACAAGTCAATGTTGTTAAGGTCATTAAGGGAGTTTAGAAAAATTATGGGTTTAAAAGAAATGTCTGATAGTGAACTTATTAGAGATTATCTAAATAGATGTGTTTTTGTACCTGTAAGTTATGGTACTTCAGATGCTATTTCCCCTGAAAAGAAAAAAAATTATGCAAACCACAAATTTCACGACTATATTACAAACCTTTCATTAAGGTTACAAAAAAAGATGAACTATGTTAACTTGGTAAAAAATTCGGGTCCATTAGAAAGTGGGATGTTATTTATCAAACCTGAAGTTCATTTTTTAGACGACGATGAAAAAAATGCTTTAGCATCAAAAAAATATGCAAAAGAAAAAGGAATAGATACTTTAAGGACTTTTTTAACTAAATCAGGAGAAGAAGAAGAAATACATGAAAATATTCTTATTAAAAAATTAAAGACTAGAATTAAAGAAAGAATATTTTGAAAAAAAATAAAGTAAATAGAAAAAAATTTACTAATATAATATTTATAAATAAAATAAAAACAACTTAAAAACAAAAACTATGGCTGATTTATTAATGAAAATGCCCATTCCTTACGAACCTAAAAAGAAAAACAGGTTTATTTTGAGATTTCCTTCTGACTTGGGGATCAATGAATGGTATGTCCAAACTGCAGCAAGACCAAAAATAGATATTACTACTAACCCTATCAAGTTTTTGAACACAGAAACTTATGTAGCAGGATCCTTTAAATGGAATCCTATATCTGTTAAGTTATTGGATCCAATTGGACCGTCTGCGGCTCAAGCGATGATGGAATGGATTAGAACAATTGCAGAGTCAGTTACAGGTAGAATGGGTTATGCCGCTGGTTATAAAAGAAACGTTGATTTAGAAATGTTAGACCCAACAGGAGTTGTTATCGAAAAATGGTTACTTGTAAATGCGTACCCAACAGGCGCCGATTTTGGTTCAGTTGGATATGATTCAGATGGTCTATCAGAAATTTCTTTCAGTTTACAAATTGACAGAGCAATTCTTGTATACTAATTATTATTAATAAATTTACTTTTTTGAGGGTGACATTTATAATTGTAGATGAAAACTAAATAATATATGGAAAACTTTCAAGAACAAGAATACGGTCAAGCAAACTTTAACTTACCTCACGACATTGTTAAATTACCATCGGGTGGTCACTACTACAAAAGTAAAAAATCAAGTGTTAAGGTTGGTTATTTGACCGCCACTGATGAAGATATTCTATCAAGTGCAGTAAGTAATAACAACTTTCTTTATCAATTATTAAGAAACAAAATTTATGAACCTGAGTTAAGAGTAGAAGAACTTTTAGAAGGTGACATTCAAACAATTTTGATTTTCTTAAGAAATAGTTCTTTTGGACCTGAGTACACATTATCATTAACAGATCCTGCAACTAATAGAACATTTCCACACACTTTTATTCTTGACAGTTTAACATTTAAAAAACCTTCTGTATTACCTGATCAAGATGGTTTATTTGAAACAAAATTACCAAGAAGTGGTAAAGTAGTTAAAGTAAGACCTCTAAAATTTGGAGAAAGACAAGAAATACAAAATATGACGGACAATTACCCTCAGGGTATGGTCGCACCTCAAACTCTATGGACTTTCACAAAACAAATTGTGGAACTTGATGGAAGTAGTGATAAACCAACAATAGTTGAGTTTATAAAAAACATGCCAATTTTAGATTCGAAACACATTAGAAGGTTTATAGATGAAAATGAACCTGGATTAAATTTATCAGTAAATACAAAAGCCCCGTCAGGAGAAAACGTTTCGACAAGAATTGCGTTTGGGGTGGAGTTTTTTCGGCCTTTCTTTGGAGTATAAAAGAAATCTATTAGATCAATACATTTTTTTAGCTAAACAACTTGGTTTATCATATACTGAGTTTTGTACAATTCCTACATATCAAAGATTATATATTTTAGATAAACTTACCCAAACTAAAAACGGTTGGGGATAATATTTATCAAATAAAATTCTATGTTTTTACCAACCCCAACACCTGTCGCTCAAACGGATACATTTATTGAAAAACAAGGAGCTATATTTGGAGATGTCGGAGAAGCTCTCAAAAAAAATTTAACAGAAATTAGAAAAACTGTTATAGAAATTGACGGTCAATTTGGAAAAGTTGCCAGTTCGATAGGAATAGGACGAGATCAAGCACTTCTTTTTAAAAAAACATTAACAGATAATTTATCTGAAGTAACTAGATTAGGTGGTAAAGTTGATGATATTGTAACACAACAACAATCATTAGCAGAAACTTTTGGAAGAACAATAGCACTTAATTCTGAATATACAGATGACCTATATGCCACCACACAAGTTACAGGAAAAAGTGCAAAAGAACTTTTTGAAGCTTATGCAAATGTTGGAAAATCAGTTTACCAAGTCAGTGATGACATGGCAGGTATTGTACAAAACATGCAAATGATAGGTGTTAATGCGAAAGCCGTTACACAGGCAGTCGTTAATAACATGGACGCTTTAAGTAAATTTAACTTTCAAAACGGAGTTAATGGTTTAGCCGCCATGGCGGCCCAATCGGCGAAATTAAGAGTGGACATGAAAACAGGTTTAGATTTTGCAGACAAACTTTATGATCCTGAAGCGGCACAAGAGTTTGTTCAAAATATTACCAATCTTGGAGTTCAAACATCTGCGGCCCTTAAAGATGTTAATCAAGTTAGATATATGGCTTTAAACGACCCAATGAAACTACAAGAAGAGTTGGCGAAATCATTATCTACCATGGTTGATGAAACAGGAAATATAAATGCAATTGGAAGACAGTATATAAAACAAATTGCAAGTTATACCGGAATGCAAGAAAAAGATCTTCAAAACATGGCTATTTCTTACAACCAAATTGAGGAAAAACAAAAAGCAATTAACGAGGCAGGTCTAAGTTTTACCGATCCGAAAGAAATGGAAAGATTAGAGAACATTCTACAGAAAGGTAAAACAGGAGAAATGGAAGTTAAATTTATAAATTCAACAGGTGAAGAAATAACAAAAGCTGTAAAGGATTTAACATCAAGAGAAAAAGTTGATTTAGAAGGATATTTGAAAAAACAAACAGATGCTATTGTAGATCAAACAACTGATGATAAAACAGGTCAAGTAACATTAAAAGATTTGGCATTTATACAACAAGGAATTTCAGAACAATACAAAAATACTTTAGAATCTTTAGAACGTGTTTTACCTAACGCAATTGCGGGTTCACTTACAGGTGAAAAAATTACCGAAGGTATAGTAAAAGCTACTTCAACTGTTTCAGAAGAAGCTTTAAAAGGTATAAATAAAATCTCAACCAAAGTAACTGATGCAGTTGATATAATCACAACTACAAACTCAGAGTTAATAAAACAAATTGGACCTACAGTTACAGCTGCAGTTACTGGAATTATGAAGGGGGTTGACAAAGATAAAACTGAAGATATTAAAAACATTGTTCAGGGTGGTTTTAATACTGTAAAAACCCAATTAGATAGTTTATTAAATGGTTTGGGATTGACAACCGTTAACGACATGATATCGTTACCAGGGGGTGGAGACAGGTTTTATTTAGACAAAGATGGTATTAAAAAGTTTACACAAGAGGATACAATAATGGCAACAACCTTAGGACCAAAAACATATGATGAAGCTATGGAATATATTTCCCCTCAATCATCTGTACCGAATGAAATTAAAACACCAATCATTCCTCAAAATTTACCAATCACAGATTTGGCAAATAAAATTAATGAACAAATGAATACTTTAAAAGAAAGTTCAGAAACAAAAAAAGTAGAAGCAACTTTTGAACCTTTTAATATAAATATGAATTTGAACTTAAAAATAGAAGGAGCTCAAAATATTGATAAATCAAAAATAGAAGAAACTGTGAATACAATGTTAAGATCTTCTGAAGTAACAGAACAAATTAGAACATCCCTTGAAGGAATTAAAGGAGTTGTTTTCAAATAAAAAATCTAAACTATTCTATTTATAGAAAAAACTATAAATGTCACAAAGCTTATTAAGTTTTCAAAACAGTTCGTCTTTCAGAAATGCATTAGTAACAAGAACTTTACCTAAGTATAGTGTTGCTGGTTTTTATTCTTCACCACAAGGACCAACTAATTATGAAACAGTTTTGTCTGATTATAGCGACATTAACTCACCAGGAATAGGAACCTCAAATATTGCTAATCTTTTTTACCCATTAAACGAATACGGACCAAACGGAGGTTTTGTGAACCAAATATCATTTAATGGACCTGCACAAATTAATTCATCCAATCAAGGAGAATACAGTCCAAATCAAACTGAATTATTTACACCCTCTGAACCAAATAGAACATTGGCGTTTGTAAAAAATAATTTTGGACCAATTGGTGGTTATAACTACTTGGTAAACATAGACGAAATTCAAACTAATAATCAAATTCACCAAAATTATTGGGATCCACCCTCATTTAATAACTCATCATACGATACATACAACTTATTTTTAAACGATAATCCAACAGGTTCAAACGGAAATCTTTCTAATGATTCTTATTTAGCAAAACTTGGACAACAAGGATTGAGGTCAAATTTTAACGCAACAATTGCGGCTATTGATCTAAGACAACTTTACAGAGAAACAAATACAAGTCAAACATCTCCTTCAGCTTTGGCAGGAAATGGTTTGGGTGGAAGTGTTGATTTTAGAATTACTTTATCACCATCCCCAATAACATTTATTGATAGTATACAAGGGAATTTTTCACCAACCTCACCAATCGAAGGAGGTATTTTTATAGACGATAATGAGGATAGAAGTCCTTCTTCTTTTGGACAATTATTAAATATATCCCAAAATGTTGCTGGAGGTGCACTAAACTTAATAGGTGGTTTGGATAGATATACACAACCATCAAGAAAATTATTAGAACAAACAGGTGGTGGTCAAGTTGCAACGTTGTATGCACACCTCAACAAAAATTTGTTCAAACCATCCTATGTTTTACCAACTGGTGGTAATGTTATAATTAATGGGGTAAATGGCGTTTTAAGAAACTTTGGTACCGCTGTCGAGGGTGGTTTTTATGTTGGGTCAGATCTTAACAATCCTTCATTCATAGGATCACCTTTGAACGCAATACCAATAGATGCTTATGGAAACAGGTCAGACGCTATTGTTTTTGGTCCTGATGAACTTAGTAACATTTATGAAGGAGACGCATCAATTGGATGGTCTTGGGGGTTGGGTGGTTTTTCATATGATGATTGTGCTAAACCAGATTCGGGATTCGTTTGGATTTCTCCAAGGTTTTTTAATAATTCAGGATTCAGAGTTAAAGAAGGGGGAGACGCTGTTTCAGTGGATAATGATTTTAATCAAATTGCAAGTACATTTTTCCAAAATGTTTCTGATAGATTTAATTTTAAACAAGGATCAATTTTAGATGAAACTCAAAGATTAATAAATGCTGCTGACAATCTTACAGGAGTAAGAAGATTGAAACATGCAGGAAACGCTATTAATCAAATTTCAAAAGTATTTCATGATGGATATAAAGAAATTACAAAAGGGTCTAAGGTTTTAAAATATTTAGACAATTCTACAGGTGAAGAGGCAGGAATTCAGTACGAAAGAGTTTTTGCAAAAGACACACCATATTATACTTTCAACGATCTTCAAAAAACAGAAGGTGTTACCATAAGTAATAGAAGATTTCAAAATTCTGTTTTCGATAGAACTTATAATTTGAATTTTGCACCTTACAAAGGTTTAGGATCAACAAGTGTCGGAATCAAAAAAGCTAAAAAATATATGATTTCGATTGAAAATTTGGCTTGGAGAACTTCCGATAGACCAGGTTTCACCTATGAAGATTTACCAATATCTGAAAGAGGACCAAATGGTGGAAGGATCATGTGGTTTCCTCCTTATGATGTTACTTTTAAAGACGGGTCTTCTGCAACATTTGATGAGGTTTCTTTTTTAGGAAGACCAGAACCTGTGTATACTTATAGAAATACAACAAGAACAGGAAGTTTATCTTTCAAAATTGTTGTCGATCACCCATCAATTCTTAATCTATTAGTAAATAAACAATTAGAAAAGTTAGGAGATCAAAAAGTCCAATCAGTAATTAACTCATTTATTGCTGGAGCCACAAAGTATGACCTATATGAATTGGCGGCCAAATTTAATACACTACCGTTAAGAGAATTAGAATCATATCAAAACTTGTTGAATGATAATAGATTAACAGAAGAAGAATTACAACAAATACAAGGTTCAATACCAAAAGAAAATACAAATCCTGAAAATGCAAATACAATTGCGGATAATGATTTGGCAAATTCGAATTTTACAACAAGATACAAAGGTAAGTTAGGATTTTATTATTTTCCAAATAGCACCACTTTTGAAGAATCTATTAATAACTACGGAAGTACTAATGGTACTAATCTAATTGATACAAATGCCCCAATAGAAGTGTCTGTTAATGGAAACTTATACCCAAAAAATACTGCTACTGAATTTCCTAATACTGTTTTTGAAAGTAACTTCTCAACCCTTAATGGTGATTTTATAAATGAAGTTAAATCGGTTGTTGTTAATAAAAATACTGTATCTATCAAAATATCAGGAAAAAATTCTGTATTTTCAGAAGCATCTAAAACTTGGTTAGAAACAAAACTCAAAACAGAAATAGATAATGGAGATGTTACAATCACAACTGATAGTTCTTTATCAAACGTGACAACTTATCAATTTGCTAGCGGTTCGGAAATAAAAGGAGAAACACTTTCAACAAACCCAACTATTACGAACGCAAATGCTGACGGAAATATTTTATATTCTTTTCCTAGTTTAGCGTCAAGTGTGGCAATAATTTCTGATTTAGTTGTACAAAAAAAACAAGAAGATAGTGATCCTACTAAAACTAACAATGTAAATCAAAGTAAGCCTGACCAACCAAATCCTCAATCTGTTAAACCTCAACCAAATACAGATTTACAAGACAGATTAAAACAACAAATTGGTAAAAAAATTGTAAGAACTCTGTTGAATGAACAAGATTATTTTGAAATGTTAAAAGATTCCGATCCTTTGGCTTTCAAAGGACTCAAAAATAAATTAAAATATTTCAATCCCGCATTCCACTCAACAACTCCTGAGGGTTTAAATGCTAGATTAACTTTTTTAAATCAATGTGTAAGACCTGGTCAAACAATACCTGTTATTGGTCCCGACGGAAAACCAAAATATAATGATGCTTTGAATACATCATTTGGTGCTCCACCTGTATTGGTAATTAGAGTTGGGGATTTCTATCATACAAAGGCAATTCCTGGTACACTTTCAATTGATTATGAAACACCTCAGTTTGATATAAATCCTGAGGGGATTGGACTTCAACCGATGATTGCTAAAATTTCTTTAGATTTAAAATTTATTGGTGGACAAGGTTTAGCACAACCTATAGAAACTTTACAAAATGCCCTTTCATTTAATTTTTACGCAAACACTGAAATGTATGATGAAAGAGCTGAAGAAACAGAATTAAATTATGCTTTAGTAGAGTTGGTTGATAAAGCTATTGCAAATCAAACTGTAGGTGACATAACTTCAACAAAGGGTGGAGAAACTATAGGAAGTATTTTAACAACAGTAGTAAGTGGTACTACCGAATCAGGTGATATTGATTATTCCAAAATTTATAACGAAACCGCAAATCAAACAAAAGAATATGTGAATGTAAGTTATAATCAAATTAAATCGATAAATGATGTTACCAATTATAGTATGTATACACTAATAACAAGTAAAAGAAATTTTACAAGCGGTGAAACACAAGTTTATAGTAACACACCCCAACAAACATTTATCTTTGGAAAACCTGAAGACCAAGAAAAAAGATTGAATAAACTTTCATCAAAAATTAAAGATGATATTGAAAACTTGTCGAATCCATTAGTGGAATCTATACAAAACATACCTGGTATAACAGAACCAATAATGAGAAATTTAAAAAGAGATTTGAAAAAATACGTTGAAAGTGTTAGTAAAGAAATTATTACAGATACTTCAGATGCTGTGAATCAATTAGTAAGTTCTCAACAAAATTTGGTTACTTTATTCAATAAAATGAATATTGTTACTATGCAAAAAATACCAGCCGCTGGTCCACAACAACAAGTAAGTGGTCAAGATGGAAAAATATCAGATAAGGGAGATGTTGTTTTTTATGATCTTACGGATCCAAAAGGAGTTTTTGATAAAATGTTATCTGATTATGGGTTAATTGCAAAAGCATGTAATGATTTAGATAAAATATACAAAAATGACAAACTTTTAGCTAAAACTGAAACAGATAAACTCTATAATGAAGATTTATGTTTTTCTGTAAACGGATTTGATAGTGGGGATTCAGAATCCTTCAAAAGATTTTATACACTTTGTTCTCAAACATTTACTAACCCAGATAAAAACCAATTATTTGAATCTTATATTATTACACAACAAGTTAAACAAGCTGGTTTTGAAACAAGTTTCAAAACAGCATTGACCACTTTAACAAATCAAATGAAACAAACTTACGTTGAACAAACAAAAATAATTAACTCAGTTCAAAATAATGCAGAAGGATCGGCCGAGTATAAAAAACTACAAACTTTTAAACTTGAAGAAACAGATAGAAAACTTTTATATAAAACAGCTACAGGGTTTCCAGATTCTTCTTATGTTATAAGACAACAGAGGATACTTGATATTTATAGTCCCTATAATCCCATTTTTAGTACTAAAACTTTCAATGGTAAAAATAAATTAAATTAAAATGCAACTACAATACTACAACAGATATAGTCAATTTTTAGAAAATGGAGAACCCATAACGGTTCCTTTTGTTACACTTAACCCAAAACCAAGTGATAAAAATTACATTTATAAAGTTGCTCAATCAAGATTAGATAAAATTTCCCAACAATATTACAATAGTCCTTATTTTGGTTGGTTAATAATGGTTGCAAATCCTAAATATGGTGGACAGGAATGGAATATTCCTGATGGTGCAATTTTGAAAATACCATTTCCACTCATTACATCTTTACAAGATTATAAAAACGCTATAGAGAATTATTATTTTTATTATGGTAGTCAATAACGAAAATATTTTAGTTGATTTTGATTATCAGAACGTCTTACTTATTGATCCAAATAAAACAATAGACAATGATGGTAATGTTAAAGAACGTCATGTAAAACAAGAAAATTTTGTCATGTACGCTAATTTGGAGTGTAAAGTTATGCCAAGAACAAGATTAGCGTTGGGAATAGAACCAAACAGTAATGAACAACAAACTATTTCTGTTGCGACTATTAACTTTTTAAATCCTGGTCTACAAAAATTTTTAACAAATAAATACACAGACGAAATTACAGGACGAGGTGCGTTAGAAGGACAAGGAATAAATCAGGCCATACAATCCCAAGTTTCAAAACCATTAAATTCGGATGAATTTTATTTGAATCAAACTTTCATGTCTGAGGGTACAAATCAAACAACACAAACAGGACTTTTGGGGATAAGAAGTATAAATATACAAGATTCAACTAAGTTTTTTCCAACCGTAGTTGTAAGATTATTAGACGTAAGAGGTAGAGCTTTATTTGAAATGGGAGATAATTCACCATATTCTGTTTTCTTTCAATATCCTTACCCACCTTTTTTCCTTACTGTAAAAGGGTTTTATGGAAAGGCCATCAGATATAAACTTTTATTGAAAAAATTTAAAAGTAGATATGACTCAGAAAGTGGATCATTTGATATCACTTTGGATTTTGAACCTTATCAGTTTAACATATTCAATGAAATTTCGGTTTCAGATTTAGTCGCCCTTCCAAATATGTATGAAACTCAAATAAGTACGGTTTCAAATGTCAATCAAACTAATAACAATACTCAAGTTAATACAAACCAAAATACCGTATCAACAAATGTCGTAACAAAAGGTTATGAAAAAATAAGAGAGGTATATAATGAATACAAAAGTAAAAAATTAATTGATGAAAATGTTCCTGAATTTACGTTAATACAATTCAGAGAAAATTTGAGTACTTTTATAAAACAAATACAGAATAATTATACAAAACAATCTTTGACTCCTTTAACAAATTGTGAAACATACATAAATGATTTGTCTAATTATGTTAAGGAAGTTTATTCCAATACAACTTCTTGGTGGAAAACAAATATAGATTTAACAAACGGAATTGTTATTGGAAACCCAAATGATACGGTTGCCATTTTTCCATTAAAAAAAGAAATTAATGATGACCCAGCGAAAAGAGATGCGGCTTATAATTCTCTAACAGCAATCACAGCTACTTACAAAAATAAATTAGAATCTAATCCTACTTTTGGAAAAGGAGGTTCTTATACCGTAGGAAGTAAAACTGTTGCAAGCGAAATACCATTTAATATTGAAGATGTTGATTTTTTATATGATAACTCTAAAACTATTTCAACTAATTTACCGATCAACTATGAAAAAACTTTAATAGCAAGATCGGCAATAACATCTCAACCAACACAAGTTGAAATAGATGACTTCAAAAATAAATTAAATGGGGAGATTCAAACTACAACTAAAGATTGGTATTATTTCCTTATTGAAGGAATCCCATCTAAAACATTTTTTCAGAAGACAGATGAACTTAATAAGAAAATCAAAACCTCCAAACAAGAATTAGAAAAAAATCTTACTGAATTTTTTGCTCAAGATTTGTCTCAACAACTCGGATATGAACCAACAATAAGAAATATGATAGGCATTCTTATTGCAAATTTTGAAGCGTTTTTGAGATTGATGGATGAAGTTCACGTATCTTCTTGGTATCAAAAAGATAACCCAACAAAAAAAAGGGCAATTATAGAAAATCAATCAAATAGTGTTTCTGTTGATAAACCAAACATACCAAAAAGAAATCAACCCGTATATCCTTGGCCACAATTAATACAAGAAAAAAGTGTTTCAGGTAAAACTATTTATGAAGTTGTATATCCAGGAGATTACCCAACTGAAACTGGGTCGGACGATTATACAATATGGCCTGAAGTAGAGTTTGTTGAGGAATATTTGATAGGTTTAACTCAAAGAATAAACCCTACTATTCCACAACCAACAGGTAATAATGCTTTGGCTTTACCTTATATAACATATAATGCGGTTGAATATCCTTTAACTTCAGAAATTTATACAAATAAACAAGAAGTTAAATTCATATATGAAATCTATGAAAGATTAACAACATATGCTTTTTATAGTAAATTGGGTAGATCAAATTCGGTAAACTTTTCTGTATTCAAAACTTTGATGGAGGCAGAATTAAACAATATTTTAGAATCCTTACAAAACTCAAATCCATTTTTAATACAAACTTTGAAAAGTTATACGTTTAATGCTGCAAATTTTGAATTAATTCTAAGACATATATCAAATGAAGGATCAGGAGAAAGTTGGGAAAACTATTCAAGGGGAATCTATAACACACCTTATTTAGAAAGTGTAACAACCACTCCATACTACATATCTAGTTTCACACCACCTACTCAAAAACAAGCAGGAAATGTTGTTAATTTAGAAAACTATTTAAGTCAATCAACAAACGAATATGATGAAACTGATTTATATCCTTATGTAAGGAACAAATGGTTAACCAACAACGTTGCTAATTCAGTACCCTTAACATCTGATTTTACAAAGTTTTATGACACCTCAAAAGTAATTAAATTTAATGCGTTTCAAAAACAAATCTCAAATTTCCAAACTTTTAGTTCACAAGTAAGACCATTTACTAATTTTGCATCAACAGATGAACAACAGATAGTAAACTTTGGAGATACAGCTCTTAATTTCACCACACAACTACAACTAAAAACTTTCTATGAACAAAGAAGTGTTGATCCTATATATCAATATGTAACTGAAGGTAATTTGAATTATAAAAATTATAACGGTAATTTAGTTGAATCGGGAACAACCTCAATGATGAACACACCTTATTTTATCAATTCAATCTTGAAAGGGGTGGATAACTATAAAAATTTCAATAAATATCCATATAGAGAAGCGGCATATTTGTTTTTAAATAGTTTACCTTTATCAACATTAAGAGAAAAATATATAAGTGGTGACACCCAAACCGATGAATTAGATTATATTTTGTCAACTTTTAAAAAATATGGTGCAATTCATAAACTACCATTTGCATGGGTTTTGAAATATGGTTCTATTTGGCATAGATACAAAAATTGGATAGAAACTGGTGTTGATTTTATGACTTCAGTTTGGACAGATTTTAACGCTGTTGCAAATTACGACCCTATTACTAACAACCCAACGACAGTATACTCCATATCTGCAAATAACGAATCTTACAATGTGGTTCTACAAGAAGATATAACATCCGGCCTTTTAACATCCACACAAATGAATTTAGGATTTTATCCAAGATTGATGAATGACTTCAATTATTTTTATAATGGTTTGAATTTGTTTTCTGCTTACACATCATCCGAAATTCAAAAAGATATTGATAGTGAAAAATTAATTGTCAACTTTAACCCAAATGGAATAACTAATTTTCCTATGGGAGTTGACCCCGCAGATCAAAATAGGTCCATAACTATAAAAACTTGGTCTTCATTAATAAGAGATGATATTGACAAAGAGTATTTGATAATTCCTTCTTTTGGTTCGAATTTAAACCAAACAAAATTTGAATGTTTCAAAGAAACCAATCAAACAGGTTGGACATTAGAAACAGAAATAAAAAATAACCCCGCAGTATTCAATGGTTCGGCAAGAATGTTTTGGACGGCACCAAATTATGGGTATTTTGACAATTCAAAAGTACAACTGAATAGACCCGACCAATATCTCAAGCAAATTATCACTGATAGAAAAATTCAAGAAAATTTCAGAATTCAATCAGAAGTTACAACACCAATCCAACTTTTATTTAAAGACAAGGCAGAATACTCTTTTATTGAAGAAATGTTTTCTGTTTTCGAAAAAGATGTGTTAGATTTGTTTGAAGAACATTTTTTAAATTTTTCTAAATCAAGATATGATTATGAAAATATTCTCAAAACACCTGAAGGATACAAAACTATTGACACAACACAAACACAAAAATACAAAAATTTCCAAACTTTGATGAGGGAGTTGATGAAAATCAAACCAGATACTCTTGTGAAACAAGCACCTATTGATATCGTACCTAATGTACGAACTAATCAATTATCTAATTTTACTTTGGGTATCAAAGAGTTTATCAACTATGATATACTTTTAAATTTAGGAAACCCATCGAACTACAACAAACAAAAATTCTTTTCTTTAACAAGATTTCCTTTGGTAGGAAAATATGTGCCAAGACCATATACGGTAAACACACCATATGCATTACCAAGTCAAACAAATACAACTACTTTAGCTCAATCACAAATCTTGTACCCTGATGAGTGGAAATCCTTAGAGACATTTGTTGGATTTTCAACAATACCCGAATTGATTTATAAAGATGCTGGGTCTTACATCACAGATTTTTTTATTGATTTGAATATAGAATTTACGGTAGAAAATGTTGAATACTATGCCTCATTAATAAAAATATATGCGACACAAAAACTTGATAATCCCACAATAACATCATTACAATTTTCACAAATTTTACAAAATTACATCGAGACAACTAACATTTTTAGAAATGATATGGTCAATAATTTGATGCCGGATTTAGTTAAAAATTTACCTAATCAAACGATAACAAAAACACCAAAAAAAGCTCCTGTAAGTGGTAAAACGAGTAAAATAGAAACTTATGAAAAATTTAAAGCGTTGAATGATAAGTACATATCAGGAAACGAATATAAATTAACAACACTATTTGAAGATTTTTATTTTGTCGATAGAGCGTCAAGAAACGTTGGTAATGAAATATATTGTGATGTTGTTTTTTGGAAAGATAAAATTGATGGTTTGTTAAATAAACAACCTGAATATAGTATTGGTCAACTACTAAAAGAGTTGATAAATAATTCGGGGTTCAATTACTATCAACATCCTGGGTATGTTAACTATTATGATGTAAATGATATTAATGTTAGACCAAACTCCAAAAATCAAGGATCAACCCAAATTGCAAACGACTTATTTGGAACACATTTAGATGTTGATTATAGAAAATCAAGAAGCAAATGGTTAAACATTTTAAGTGTAATAGATAGCGTAAACCTTGATATACCGGGAAATGATTTCAAAAACGATGTATTTCAGTTATCACGTCAATCAGATATGCCCCTTTTAGAAGATCAGTCATCAAAGTCAGATTGGGCCTACTCAAACAAAGTAGTGGCATTCAATGTGGATATGGGAACTTTCAATCAGGGAGTTTTCAAGAGTATAGACATAAACATGGAAACTGGACAAAAAACATCTGAACAAATTGAAATGGAGTACGCAACGGCACAACAGGCGGGAGGTCAAAAATCATTTGCTCAGTCCTATTCTATGTACAATTTATATAAATATAGGGTTTATTCTTGTAATATAGGTATGATGGGATGTGCATTAATCCAACCACTTATGTGGTTCAATTTAAGAAATGTTCCTATGTTTTATGGACCATATGTGATAAGGTCTGTTAGTCATAGTATTTCACCAGGATCGTTTACAACAGATTTTGTTGGGTATAGGCAAAGAATCGCGGAATACGCACCTCAAGAGAACTATCTACAAAGTATCAAAGATAATTTTGTGACACCTTTATTAACAAATGCACAAAACACTACATCTCAAGGAGTCACTGCGAATCTAAGTTCACAACAAACTAATAAACTTTCATCACTTGATGGAAGAATCTTGATGGATACCCAAGATTCATGTGGTACGTTGAAAACCTCATCATTCACATCATTAATTTATACAGGAGCTACTTTGACTACAGAACCAATAAATAATGTTAAACAATTAATTGAAAATACAATAAACTCAGTTGTTACTGGATTATCACAACAACAACAACAAACTTTGAGAGATTTAGTTTTTTCTGTTGCGTTTTTAACTAATGGAAATATAACAAATCAAAATTTTGAGTTAGAAGGTAATAATTTAGGGGACATAGAATTAACAAATTTATGGGGAGGGTCTTCTTCTTCCCTAATTAAATCAGGAAGTATTGGATATTTTTGTGGTAGAGTTAATTCAAATGATAAATTTATACCTTATGCAAATTTCAACAGTATTCAAACGCCAATTGACGTTTTAGTAAATTATTTTGAACCTATTGTGAAAAATGACACAAATTTAGTTAATTTAACCGCAACCCAAAAACCTGAAGAGTATGCAAAAATTTATACACAATATTGGCCAAGTGTCTTACCAAGTAATGTTTGGGACACTATGTTACAAACTGATAAAGATAAAATAATAACTAAATCAACTATAGCGTTGAGTTATCTTTGATAAATTAAAAAATTTTCGAAAGAATACTATATTTATAATAAAAAACATATGGCGAGTACAAAGTTAATTTTAGATAATTATCTCGGAAAAAATACCAAAATTTCTGAAAAAGATAACGGGGATGGAACTAAACAAGTTTGTGATTTGGATACTGGTGAATGTTACACAATTAGAATGAAAGATGGTCTAATTGAAAGAGTTGACAACACAATGAGACAAAACAAAAAAGTTCAAGTTGAAACCAAAACAGGTATAAAACAATTATTGAATGGATAAATGAACATAGATAAAAAAATTATTGAAGAACTTAGAAGATATAATTACATTAATAATTATATCAACGAACAAGAGGCAGGTACACCACCGGCAGATGAACCAGCACTCGGAGGTCCCTTAGGTGATTTAGGTGGAGGTGATTTAGGCGGAGGTGATTTAGGTGGAGGTGATTTAGGTGGAGGTGTTCCACCGGCAGATCCCGCAGCACCACCGGCACCCGATGCAGGTGCGACAGGTGCAACAGAATCATCAGGTACGACCACTGTAGACATTGCTAACGATCCTGATGTGGAAGAGGTTGGTAAAGAAGGAGATGAAACTGAAGAATTGGATATAACTGACTTAGTTAACTCTCAAAAAAACATAGAAGATAAACAAGAAGAGTACTTTAATAATTTATTTAAACAACTTGGAGAGTTAGAAAAAAAAGTTGGGGAAATGGACAACTTAGTCAATACAATAAACAATTTAGAGGCTAAGATTGAAAAACTAAGACCTAAAACTCCTGAAGAAAAATTAGAACTTAGAAGTTTAGATTCGGGACCTTTTAAACAAAAACTAAGTGATTTTTTTGTTGATAAAAAAGAAGAGATGGAAAAGTCAGGAAAAAATGAATACGTTTTAACTTCAGATGAAGTTGAAGATTATTCACCAGGTGAAATAGAAGATTCGTTTTATGACTATGGAGATGATCAAGAAGATTATCCCGGACAATTTTCAAGAAGATAAATTATAAAGGTCGTTTTTTACGACCTTTTTTTGGCGACATTATTTGACATTAAACTATTATACATTTATATTTTTAACACATAAACCTTTAATTTTTTTAACATGGCGACAAATTCATTAGACGCAGTACTTGCACAGTACGAAAAATCAACACAGAGCAACTCATCAAGTGGTTCTAAAATGTCTCAAGAAGACCGAATGAAAAAATATTTCGCGGCACTTCTTAAAGACAACGAAAAACAAGGGCAGAGACGTATTCGTATTCTTCCTACTACTGACGGAACTTCACCGTTTAAAGAAGTATGGTTCCACGAAATCCTTGTGGACGGTAAATACCAAAAATTTTACGATCCGGGAAAAAATGATAACGAACGTTCTCCTTTGAACGAAGTTTATGAAGAACTTATGTCTACGGGTAGAGAGGCGGATAAACAACTCGCAACCCAATACAAAGCTCGTAAGTTTTATATTGTAAAAGTTATTGACCGTGACAACGAACAAGACGGGGTTAAATTTTGGAGATTCAAACATAATTACAAACAAGAAGGAATCCTTGATAAAATTATTCCAATTTGGAAAGCAAAAGGTGACATCACAGACCCTGATAAAGGACGTGATCTAATTCTTGAATTGACCAAAGCAAAAACCCCAAAAGGTGCTTTCTACACTGTAATCCAAACAGTTATGTATGATGATCCATCTGCAATTTCTGAAGACGAAACACAAATGTCTGAGTGGGTTGGTGATGAATTAACTTGGGAAGATGTTTACTCTAAAAAACCAGTTGAGTATCTTGAAGCAATCGCTCGTGGTGAAACTCCACGTTGGGATTCTGAAAAGGGTGGATATGTTTACTCTAATGATGAAACGTCTGAAGTTTCTATGGGAGGAACCCCAAAATCAATTAATGAAGTATCAGACCCTCAATCAAATGATGAGGTTGACGAAGAACTTCCTTTCTAATCAAAATTTTATAAACGGCACCCGAAAGGGTGCTTTTTTTATCTATGAAAAAAGTATTATGTTTTACACCTAGCTTGAATAGGTACAAAATGTTAAGAGGTACAATTTTAGACATCAAAAACCAATCATTTAAAAATATTTGTCATTCAGTAAGTATTTGTGTTGATTTAAAATTAAATTTAGATTTAGAATTGATTGAAAAAATTTTTGAAGATCTTTTGGACGAAAATCTCACAGTTAGTTTTAATCAAAATCATCACCAACATACTAATCACATGAATGCAATTTTTGCGGTTGATGATTGGGAAAGTTATGATATCTATATCAAGATAGACGATGATGACATATATAAAAAAAATTATGTCGAAACCATTGTTAATTTTTTTGAAAACAATGATGTTGATGTTGTTTCTTCAGTCATGACATACCAACTCAACGGTATAAGAATGAGAAAAGGTTCATATCATAATTTAGGGGCCAACCCCGAAGGTTGCGATTTCAAAATGCCGGCAACTTTTGCATTCAATAAAAAAGCTTTAGATCTAATTTCAAAAACAAACACTTTCTACGCCTTCGAAGACAATATGTGGAGAGACATGTGGTGTAAAAATTGTAAAATAAAAGAAGTTAATAATAGTGAAAATGTTATATGGCACATTCACGGAAAAAATACAACAACATCTGATTTTTTAATCGATAAATAAATTTAAAAATCCCTTCATTATAACATTTTAAATTATTATATTTTAAATAAAAACTATGAATACTTTTGTTGCTGAAAAATTAAAAACCGCATTGATAAAAAAATATGAATCTGAAATTTCAGATGCTGAAGCCCGATTGTATGTGTACTTCACAAATCCTGTTGGAATAGGAGAACATCCACAACATACTGAAGAAATTGACAAACTTATTGAAATGCTTACAAACGCAAATGATAAGTTAGAAACTATTAAAAATTTTAAAATTTACGAACTGTAATGGCACTTAAAAAAAACGACTTTAGTTCGTTGAAGAAAAAATTCTCTTCGGACGCAAAATATAAACCGCAAAGATTTTTTGATCTTGGTTCTGAATTTTTGGATGCGGTGGGATTACCCGGACCTGCTATTGGTCACCTTAATATGTTATTAGGTCACTCTGATACAGGTAAAACAACTGCCCTTATTAAAACTGCGGTTGATGCCCAAAAGAAAGGTATTCTTCCTGTGTTCATTATAACAGAACAAAAATGGTCTTTTGATCACTCAAAAATAATGGGGTTTGAATGTGAGGAAGTAGTTGATGAGGAAACAGGTGAATTAACTTGGGACGGATTCTTCTTGTTTAACAATAACTTCAGTTATATTGAACAAATCACAGATTACATTAATGATCTATTGGATGCACAAGAAAAGGGTGAATTAGATTATTCACTTTGTATTATGTGGGATTCAGTTGGATCAGTTCCTTGTAAAATGACTTATGAAGGTAAAGGAGGTAAACAACACAATGCAAGTGTTTTAGCTGACAAAATTGGTATGGGTATCAACCAACGTATTTCAGGATCACGTAAAGCGGATTCTAAATATGAAAATACCTTAATCATTGTTAATCAACCTTGGGTGGAATTACCTGATAATCCATTCGGACAACCTAAAATCAAAGCTAAGGGTGGTGAGGCAATTTGGTTAAACTCTTCTTTGGTATTCTTATTTGGTAATCAAAAAGGTGCGGGTACAACAAAGATCACAGCAACAAAAGATAAGAGAACTGTAAAGTTCGCTTCAAGAACAAAAGTGTCGGTTATGAAAAACCACATTAATGGTCTTGGTTTTGAAGACGGAAGGATCATTGTAACACCACACGGTTTCTTACCAGGTAAAGATACTACCGAAGAAAAGGCATCAATAGAAAAGTATAAGAAAGAATATGCTGACTATTGGAAAGACATAATCGGAGTTGATGGTGACTTTGATTTGAAA